CGCCTTTGTTCTGCGAGTTTGAACGCGAGATTTTCTGGCGACTTTTCCACGTCTTCTAGTCCTAGCCATTTGTTTAATAAATTATACCTAGATTTTTTTTAATTAAATCTATTAATTATCTCGGTATTATATATATAGTAGCACTATGTCGTGTGATCCAAATACATTTAATAAAAAAGACTACAACTCAGGTGATGGTATGTTAACTTCCGTTTGGGGACCATCGCTTTGGCATTCAATCCACACAATGTCATTTAATTACCCAGTAAACCCAACAAAGAAAGAGCAGGTAAAATACTACAATTTTATCCTTAGTTTAAAGGATGTGCTACCCTGTAAATATTGTAGAGAAAACTTCCCAAAAAACCTTAAAACAATAAACTTCACCAAATCAGATATGAAATCACGCGAAACTTTCTCCCTAGCGATGTATAAACTCCACGAGGAAGTAAATAGAATGCTTGGAAAAAAAAGTAATTTAACATTCGCGGAAGTCAGGGACAGATACGAAACATTTAGAGCGCGTTGTTTAGACGATAAAGGAAGTAAAGTAAAATTCCACGATAAAAAAACAAAGAAAAAGGAAAAAGGATGCGTAAAACCACTTCATGGAGTCAAAAGTAAATGTGTTTTAAAAATTGTTCCTAAAGATGACAAATGCAATACATTTCAAATGGATCCAAAATGTCGGTTACGTAGAAAGTAAATTAAATTGCGCCACTACCTTTTTTAATTCAGTATCATTAGTTACTCCATAGTTTGCGACATAATAACCTTTCTTGAAAAAGGTTTTATTTGATTCACCAGGAAGACGGTCAATTTTAACAATCTTATTTTCACCTACAAAGAACATCACTATATACTTAACTTTAATTATTTGTTTCTAATTCAATTTAATTTTAAATTTAATTTAATAATTTAATATATTTCGTTCAACAAAAATTAAAATTTTATCATTTAATACTAAATGTTTTTTCTAAGGTCAAAACCCTTAAAACCGATTAACCTTTCATTCAATGAAACAATGACTAAGGATACCTGTAGTGAAACCTGTAAACAATTAACTAAGTTTAATAGGGACAGTCCAAATAATCAGGTAGATCTTTCTAACACTTACAATGATTTAGAAATGTTCAGCGCTACAGATTCCCAAACAGTTTTCGACGCGGTCGATAATACCGTCACACATCTAGGAAGCAATTATTTGGAAAGTATATTAGATTCTCCAACCACAGATACAGTAGAATTAAAGGAAAGACAACGCATTTGTAAAGCAATGTTATCAGAAAAAAAGAAATTCAGCGAAATAACTAATTTACTAGAAGAATTATCAAAGCATGAAAAGGGAATGCTTTGGGCACTTAAATCAAAAACAAACGAAGAACGAAGAATTATTGAGTCAGTTTACTTTCAAAATAGATTTTTGAAACAGTTCAACTATAATGAAAGTTTCATGACTTTTTACAACTACTTTAAAATTATGTTTGCCCCTTTCTATGGTATTCTATCGCCGGTAATATTTATTATTCTACCATTTATATACCTTAAATTTTTCAACGGAATAAATATTGAGTTCTCGGAATACTGGCGAATATTTAGAACTACGCTTTTCGGTGGAGGCGGTTCCCTACCAAATACAAATGAAATACTCCGGGGTCTCCAGACCGCTAGAACACCACAACAGGTAAATCAGACACTAAGAAACGCTTCAATGAGAAGTAATAGCAATGGTAAAAGTATATCTAAAATGTTTTCCTCTTTTCTTACCGTTGTATTCTACATTCAAAATGTTATGAACGCTATTGATGTATCAAAGAGAACTCACGAAACAATAAACGCAATTCACGAAAAGTTAAATAGTGTTTCGGCATTCCACGAACTAGGATATAAATTAGTGGATTTGACAAAGGAGTATTTAAATAGAGGCGCAATTTCGCGATGCCTTCCACAGTTATCAAATCCCACTTTCAAATCGGCACCTGGTGTATTTACTAATAAAGGACTTGTATTGACTACTTATCTCAATGTATTATCCACCGATAAAATAAGACAATTACTTAGTTATGTCGCTGAGATAGATTTTTTTGCTTCCTGCTGTAAATTAATTAATAAAACCGGAAATGGACAGTTTTGCTTCACCGAATTTATTGAATCTAGCGAACCGTATGTTCAGTGTCATAATTTATGGCATCCCGTGATTCAGGATGAGCGTGTAGTTACAAATGATATTACACTTGATGATCCTAGAAATATGATAATCACTGGACCCAACGCAGGTGGAAAATCCACATTCATAAAATCTATAACACTTTCACTTGTTTTCTCTCAGACACTTGGAATTTCAATGGGAACCAGTATGAAATTAACACCATTTAAATTAATTAATACTTACCTTAATATTCCAGATGTAAGTGGTAAAGAATCACTATTTGAAGCGGAGATGCATAGAGCGCGTGAACACATTAAGAAACTTGAGAGTATGCCCGAAAACGAATTTTCATTTTTCATTATGGATGAAATATTTAGTAGCACTAATCCAGAGGAAGGTATTTCAGGCGGATACGCAATCTGTGAAAGACTAGGTGAATTAAAGAATAGCATGAATATTATTACAACACACTTTAACTATTTAACCCGATTAACTGATACCGGAAATTATAAAGCGTATAAGATTCCAATATCTAGAAATGAAAATAATGATATAGTCTATAATTATAAACTGGAACAGGGCGTATCAGATCAGTTTATCGCACTTGAATTACTAAAGATTAAGGGATTCGATAAAAACATTGTAAATCGCGCACAGGAAGTCTGTGATAAGATTGGAAAAGAAAAGATAACATATCAGATAGATAAATTAGAAGCGGAAGCAGAAGCAGAACAGGAACAATCAGCGCCAGAACCGGTGCCCGAACCAGAATCAGCGCCCGAACCAGAACCTCAGGAGGTAGCGCCCGAACCAGAGCAGGAACTGGAACCGGAGCCCGAACCGGAACCGGAAAAACCAAAAAAGAAGCGCGGTAGAAAACCTAAGAAGGCAGATTTAGTTAAATAGCATGACACTTTTCCACCCAGTATTGAAAATACTTACAGTCTTCATCGTAAGCGATATAATCAATTGTATCAATATCGTTAACACGCGAAATATCCCATGGCTCTTTTTTTACTTCCATATTAATACCATAACTAAAGTTATTATTGTTATCTTTGACGTATGATACTGGATGACCTCTTAGATTAAAATCATCAGTAACCTTAATATTCGCCTTAATTTCATTAATTCTCTCTAAAAGTGCTTCCTCAGTAAGATACACCTCGCGCTTCCAGTTATGTGGAGAAAATAGTTTATTCTTCTTTAAATAATCATTATATTTGTCGCTATAATATCCAATTGTAAAACACCTTTGAGTCATATTCTATATAAAATATTTTATTATTTTTTAAATAATCAAAAAAATAAAAAAATAATACTTAAGGATTTTACGCCACTATTTTTATTATAATGAAGGTTAATATAGTTAGTGCCACTAATCTTAATAATGCCGCTATAGACGTAGAGGTATTAACGCTTATGTCAAAGAAATTGCGCGAGAACATTGATATCCAACACGTCAACTGGAACCATTATAAATGTCCAAACGCCTCTATAAATATTTTCCTTCACTGTATGAATTACCAATTTATTCAAAATGCTAAGGTTAATATCGCTGTTATCGACCATGAAAATATTACCGATAACATCGTTGATTACCTTGTTAATATGGATCAAGTTATCTGTAAAAGTGAATATTCTTACCAGGTTCTAGAAACTGTTTTAAAAAAGCGTGGATATGCTACGGATAATTTAGTAGTAACCGGTTGGCGTTCACCTAATATCGAAGTTTCAGTTGATAAGAAAAACTTCGGCAAGTTTCTGCTTTATTGCGAACAGCGTAATAGTGACATTTACAGTAGAGTAATTGATGAATGGGAACCTGGTCTCCCCACATTAGAAGTTGTAGGCGCTAATACAAATATTTTATTGAGAAATACAAAAGCAAGAAAACTACAGGACAATATCAACTATAATGATACAATTCAGGGAGAAGAATTTCACAAGTTATTTAATGAGTGTGGATATCACATTATACTTGAGGATAAAGCTTCATTTGAACACTTAATTAATCAATGTCAACAGGTTGGATCAATTCCCATTGCGTTATTTGGAGGTGCTAATAAAGAAATTATAAGTAATGACACTGGATTTCCTCTTTCCTGTAAAAAACGTAAAAGTGAGGATGGACGGTTAGGTTCACGTTTCACTTGCAACCCAACACTTGTTATAGAAAAGGTAAAGAGTATTCTTGAATTGAGTGATAAATCAATCCAACTAATTTGTAAAGACGCTAAACTATTTTCACACAGAAATACACAGAAATTTGAAAGTAAATTTATTGAAGTATTAAAAAAACACGTAAATACTGTTAGAACAACTAAGAAAATTAATTTTACTATTAAGGAGGATAAATTACCGACAGTTTCTATTATTACGCCGACATATAATAGAGCGAAGTTTTTCCCATTAGCGATTTACAATTTCAATACTTTTAATTATCCAAGGGAAAAATTGGAATGGGTTATCGTTGACGATTCAGAAAGGGGGAAATCGGTGGAGCATCTGCTTCCAAATAAAAATTCTAGAGTTAAATATAACATTAACTATATTAGATTGGAAGATAAACATACAATCGGCGCTAAAAGGAATATCGCAGTAGAAAATAGTAAAAACAGTATTATTGTTTGTATGGATGACGATGATTACTATTATCCAGATTCAATTAAAAATCGGGTTGAACTTCTAGAGGGAATTTCTAGTAGAAATAGTAATATTGAATGTGTTTGCTGCGCTACATTTGCTGCGTTTGAAATTAACAAATACATATCAATGATTAACAATAAAAACTTTGATCTTCCATTTTATCACAAACTAGCACCAGGAACTATGGCGTTTAAGCGCGAATTTGTTGATTTAAGTAGTGAAAATAAACGTTTCAGTGATACCGATAAACGCGAAGCAGAGAATCTCATCAGGGGAAGAGTAAATACCGTCGCTGAAATTTCATGGGAAGATATTATTGTAGCACTTATTCACTCTAATAATATTAGTGATATGCGCGTTCCCGGAGACGAAAAACCCAACGGTTGTCACTTTAAGTTTAGTGAAAAATTATTTAAATTTATTACAGGATTAGACAAATAACTTAAACAATATTTAGATACATATTTATAACTTATGACTTTATCTCTTATTTCATTAGCATTATTGAATTCAATAACTATTCCTAACCCCGGTCCCAATAATCCATATTTTCCTATACATCCTCCAGTTTGTAATACATTAGATAATTATAGTTGTGTAACTTCATATTATTGTGGTTGGTGTGCTAACTCATCATACGCGGATGATGACGACGATTTTTTCGGAAATTCAACACATCCACACCCATATTTAGGTAATGGAACGTGTATTCCAATCGGTTATTGTGGAATTGGAACTGTATTTGGAGAAAATTGCGATAATGTTATTATGACAAACGGGTGCTTTTTTATAAGGGTAGGACTTCTGGCCTTTTTCCTAATAATTTGTATAAACTTGGTATTTTGTGTAATTAAGGGGGTTCATGCTCCATTATTAAAGAGTAATTACAGTAGTAATTGTAAAAGAATCACTGTGACATTGCTTTATGCGTTAATGTTTGTTCCACTAATGATGTTCTACTTTATTAACTTTACGGTATTTATATACTTGTTATTTAGTAGCACAATTCTCGGTATCGTATTTTGGAGTTGTTATGGTGGTAGTTTTGTTATTAAGGTAGTTAATAATATGGATAATAATAGAAATCGTAATAATACTGAGGATACTCCACTTTTGGTAAATGGAGATATTTAGATAATTAGATGAATTTTACCTAGTTAAAGACTATTTTTGTTTATATTTATATATGTCTAAAAGAATAGAGAGCGAATTGGAAGAAATAATTAAAACTCCACCGGAGAATGTTAGTGCTGGACCAATAGATAAAAATAACCTTAATC